CTGCTTTGCTACCTCATAGCGCCTAAACCCGGCACGGAGGACATACGTAGCTGGAGCGAACTTCGCTGACCTGTGAACCATAAGCGGTTGCAGAATGCCATTGACCTTGATAGAATTCATCAGATCAATAAACGTCGCCGCGTCAGTCGAAAAACGACGTACATTCCGCTTTGGGTCCACATAAATAGCATTGAGATGCGTCATCATTTGACCACGACGCGTCTTCTCCAACTTCTTGTGCTCCGCTGCGGCCTCATGAGATGAGAAGACACGCTCCTCACCCTCTTTCACCTTCTCAGGAAAAGATGCAAACTTGACCTTCTTTCCTGCAAACTCGCAGCAAAGAATCACAGCCCCGTCCTTAACCTTCTTCTTAATACTCTTCTTAGTCTTCTTCGCCATTTTGCGGCCTCCTTACCTAAAACGAAATATCATCGTCGTCGTCGTCATCAGTCAAATCAGACGAAGACAGCCCCATGTCGTCACCATCGTCGGCAACGGCAAACAACGTATCAATAGTTTCCTGAATCTCTTCAGGAGTTGGAATAGGTGGAATAAACTGCGTAAGGTCATGCAGCCCACGAATCCACCTATTCTTGAGCTTAGAAATTACCCTAGGCATTACAAGCGTTGAATATTCAACATTCGTAATGCCTGGGCCTGTCTTCTTCTTATTGATACGAATCTCCATAAGCCCATCTGGATCATAGAAGAAGACACCAGCATCAATCTGCATAGCCAACACGTCACGAATCTTTTTACCAAACCTAAATGGGCGTACAACCTTCGGCGTACGAAGATCAACGATATTGGCATAGCAATTCAAATTCGCCCACAAAGCGTCAGCGAAAGCTCTATCCCTATGATTTCGACTCTTGCGCAAAGTCGCAATAAACTCATCCCAACGGCATGAACGCTTTTGATGAAACTTCAAACAAGCATGCACCATGGGTATGTCATCAGGACGCTCCATACCAAGTGCTGCCATAGCGTCCTTACCACCACAATAATGTGCCTTTACCTCCTGCCAAGGAAGTATAAGGCCAGTCTCCATAGGCGCTGGCAGCATAAGAATACGGTTCATACCGTCTCGTAGCTTGTGGAGACCGTCAGAATCCTCCAACGCCTTTTTAGCAGCATTTTGTGCTTGCTTTGAAGGACGAGCAAAAGTCATCTTGCGACCAGCCGCCCTCTTAGCCTCATCAGAACCTTTCTTGCCCAACCTAGCAGGCTTCTTCAACTCCTCACTCTTTTTCTTCTTCTTCTTAACCTTCTTCGTCTTTTCTTTCTTCGTGCTAACAGTCAATCTCATTACAACGGCCCTCCTTGTCTGTGAACATCTATATCCTACGAATCACGCCACAAATGGCTATTTCGCCTTTTTTGTATAGCGAGCAACCTTATCCTTGATATGATTCAGATCAGACGTAACAGCCTCACTAAATGTCCCTTCCTGATTCATATCATGCATAGAAAAAGCTCGCTCAGCCTCCCCCATTTCAGGTCTCAGAGCGAAAGAAATTGCCTGTATAGCCTTCCCCTTCAGCTCAATAGCACCCACCAAACCCTTGATTCTAAGGTACTCAGTTTCCGCTTTAGTCTCAGCAAGACATAACTCCGCATATGTCTCAGTAGCCTTAGCCTTTTCCTTAACCATACCCTCAGTTACAACCTTGTACCTAGCATTCAACTTTGCGCGTCGATCCACCATCAACATAGAAAACCCTATGTCTTTGGCAGCCTGTGCAGCATTCAAAGCCCCTTTCGCTATGGCCATTCGAGTAGTCCAATGGGCCATAAGACCATGAACCCGAGCGGCTGACGTAAGAAACATCGCCGGTTCCAACTGAAGTGCTTCTGACATGTCGTCAGGAATTTCGCGTAAAGCTTTAGAGGCATCCTCGGCCGTTGGATACCTCTTTAGCTGTGCCCACGCACTCCTGGGTGGTTCTATGATCGGTGTCAGATCATCTGGCCTTTTATGCTTCTTTTTATTGACTTTTACCCTCATATTCGTCTTCGTCCTACTCAGCCTTCTCAAATTTGACCTGTAACAAAAACCTTCTCAAACGGCCCATCCACTGGAAACACCATATTCTCAGTGTGCGCCAGTCGATACTTTACCAACTTACCTAGCCTTGGGTTCTCCTGCCAAAGCCAATTACGTATCTTCATGGTGGCTACATCAGCCTTAGAAGGCTTATACCTCGGTAAATGCATCCTGGCGTGAGATACCACATTGTTGTGTGCCAAACCAAGAGTCTTCAAAGATTTAGACGACAGAAGCCCACTTGGTATCAAACAGTAATTAGGCAACCCAAAATGTATCCAAATAAGAAGAAAGTTACTTACTTTTGCCCTTCTTGAAACTTTTATCTTCATCAGATACAATCTCCTCGATTTTAGGCACATTCTCCAACACTATCTTGAAATACGATAGCCTGGATAGCTCCCCTCTTGGTACTTGCAAAGCCGCTCTAAGTAGATTCGCCATCACGAGTTGCTTATCATAATCGCTTGGCTTATAAGCTTTGAAGCTCGCCTCTTGCTCAGAGGGCTCAACAATAGGCTTCTTTTTCTTCTTTACTTTGAGTTTCATAGCAATTTATAACCCAAGTAAATAAAACCCGCTACAGTAACCCACATAGTAATCACCAAGGTGTCAATCAACGAGTCTCGCTTTACAACCTTTTCTATAACTAACAGTGTAGCATAATTACACGATGCTTTTGCGCTACTAACTTCACGCCCAATGCGCCGAAGCCTAAAAATGCCAGTAGTAATATAACCAATATTCCAAAACAAAACAAAAAACAACACGTCACCCATATCTATCCATGTCATGCAGCCTTCCTCCTAGTAACAAAAACTTTTACTGGACCCTTACGCTCAGCATCCCTAGAATTCACTATGCTAACTACCTTCATATCAGCCAAGTTAGGCCCAACCTTAGTTTCAACCTCCAAAGGCACTCTGACAGTAGGTAGACTTGTCATCACTTGGCCTATAAGCTTTGAAGCTCGCCTCTTGTAAGCTCGCTGAACAGCAAACCAAATACTGTCATGTACGGTATGCATAATAGCTGCCACACCCGGAAGCTCGCCTCTGTAATGCATCATGTGTAGCATATTGAGAGACTTCAACGTGTACAGACTAGCACCCCCTTGTATTGGTGTGTTGACACTTTGTCTTTCAGCGTGCCCACGCTTCCCTCTATCCGTATGGCCTAAGTCGGGAAGCCACCTACGGCCAAACGGTTTACCCTCCCAATAAATATAAGCACAACCGCGCTTTTTAGACCGAGATATCTCACGAAGCATCCAAACACGGTAGCCACGATACAGCTTGAAAAAACCTTTGCGCCACATCTCCGCTTCATCATCAGACAAGATGACATTGTAATCTTTCTTAGCCTGAGCTTGAAGACCACGAGACGACTGGTTGAAAATAGTGCCAAAGTTGATTGGCTTCGCTGCTGTACGCTGTGGTTTCGTAACCTCTTCAATAGGTACCTGAAGAATGTTAGAAGCTGTCGTGGCATGAATGTCAATATCATGCAAAAAGCAATGCATCATCATTTCATCATTCGACAGATCAGCCCCTATGCGCAGCTCTTGTTGTGAATAATCAGCCTCACAGATGAGAAGGTCATCGTATATCTGATTGGCAATACGCTCATTACAACCATACAGCACCATGAACCTGGCTACAAATACCCGACGAATCGCCAAATCTTCGACAAAGCCTCTATTTGGAATATTTTGCACATTTGGATCACGACTGGACAATCGCTGCGTACGAGCCGTATCCTGCCTATAGTCAGTATGTATACAGCCCGTTTCCGGCCTGATCCTTCGACCGTAACCTTTCACGTTTGTGCTATGTTTTGAGCTAATTCGATTAAACTCACTAATCCTCGCCAGAATAGGACTAGCCTCACTAGCCGCTTTCACAACATGTTTAGTGACCTGTGGCAACCCCGTGGGCGTCTTAGCTCTTGACCGAAGGCCAAGGCCATTCTTTGAGAACAACAAATCACGCATGTGGTGAGGATTCTTTGGATTGAACTCATCTTTACGATCCCAGCGCTGGCACAAACGACGAACAACTTTTGACGCTCTAATTGCATTCAACTCAATATTCATTTGACGCTTCAAACGGCCATCAAGTGCTGCCATAGCTTCGCCGTCAATGGGTAAGCCATTAGCTTCCATCCTAAACAATGATGTGCCTAATGGACCGAACACTTCAGACCAGACAGGCCAAAGCCCTTCACGCTGTAAAGCTTTAGCATAGTGTAACACAAGGCGGAAACAGGCCAGCGAGTCTTTACCACAATAATTCATAACTACCTGTGGATAGTCATTATATGCTTTTTCATAAGCTGAACCATTATGGCTTCTACCTAATATTTCAAAAAGCTGATTCTTATGCCCACCCATACCAACAGCCCATCCAGCCGTATCAAGATCAACATCCTGCTCAGGATGATACAACTTTCTAAGAGTAGACGTATCAAACCACCAACGACTAGAATCTAAAAAAACCTCAACAGGTACACCAATACAATGCACACTAACCCACGCATCAAACTTCCAGTTATGTGCGGCCATTGTACAAGTCCGAAAAAGCTTGGTAAGCTCACGTACAACCTTCGGATTGATCGCCATCCGATCATCGAGGCAATAAGCTATATTGGGTAGCCATGCCAAAGAATAGCACAAAACCCTACCAGTCTTTTTATTATACTCAACATCGTAGGCTACAAACTTTTGTTGCTGTGCTTTTCGTAGAACATGGATAGCTTTCTTGACAGTATGAACCTCGATCACAGTTACATCAGAAACATGCTTCCATTTTGATGGTGGGGGCTTTCGTAGCATGCGCGTAAACGTCTGTTCCCAAAAAGGAACTAATGCCTTGTTATAAAAAACAGCGTTAGGATGATACGAAAACTGTGTTGTGATATCGCAATACTGGCTGCGACGAAACCATCCCTCAACAACTTGATTCACCCGCAAAGGCTCACCAGTCAAAGACTGAATAGCTGTCGCGCCAAGCGCAATTATACGCTCAGGCTTAGATTGTCGAATTTCACGCTGAAGATGACTCCTACAAACTGCTATACCCTGTCGAACGTCCAAAGCGTCGTCGCCACTACCAGGAAAACACTTTACTGCATTGACATATCTGATCGGATACCGATTACCAAGCGTTTGACTTATCAACCTACGCAGCATCACACCTGTAGAGCCAACGAACACTCGATTAGCTGTATCCTCTTGAATACCTGGAGCATCACCAACAATTAGAATACCTTTCCCTCCCAAATCCTTTGGGCCATCACCCTGTATACATGGATGCTTAGCTGTATTGTGTAAATCGCACCTACGACAATCTTTCATGTTTTACCCACAAAAAAAGTGGGCCTCGCTGGAGACATTGCTATCTCCAGCGAGGCCCCAGGGAGGGGAGGGACGACTAATCCTTCAGGGCTGCCTTGACCATCTTCTTCAAACCAGCCTCTTTCATACCCTTCAAAGCCGTGACTTTCGTCTCAGTACGCAAACCAGCCAGGATTTCAACAAGCGTATCAACGTCATCAGACAATTCGGCGGCGACCAGGAGCGAAACAACCTTCTCCGCTTTCTTCTGTTTCTTGATCTTCTTCACAAGCTTCTCAGGAATATCGATCTCCTCCTCTTCCTCTTCCTCCTCCTCTTCCTCCTCCTCCTCTTCCTCTTCCTCCTCCTCTTCCTCCTCTTCCTCTTCCTCCTCCTCTTCCTCCTCTTCCTCCTCCTCTTCCTCCTCTTCCTCCTCCTCCTCTTCCTCCTCCTCCTCTTCCTCCTCCTCCTCCTCTTCCTCCTCTTCCTCCTC